AGGGATGTGCACCATAGGTCTCTTTTGTTTTGCATCACTTACGGCACCATCACTGGCACCAAAGTCAACAGTTTCAGCATTAAACTGACGGACACCAGCACCACTACCAACTGCTTGATAGTTGACTTGGTTGCCAGTCTTTTCAGCAAGGTCCTGCAACATATTGTTATAGAGCATTGCAGGGAAAGAAGCACCAGCACCATTCAATTTGTATGGCTCTTTACTGACTTCTGTATTCTCGGTGGAACCGCAGGCGACCACCAGGGGTGCTGCCACGATGGCAGCAGCGATTGCTTTGAGTTTCATATATCAGTTATCAGAACTTGTACTTGGTGCCGACTTCAACTTTCCAGTCGCGGGTGCTATCAGATTGGAAGATGTTCTCCCACTTACCATAAGCAGCAAACTTATCGGTGATCTTTACTTTGCTGCCAACTTCAAGAGCAGTGAAGGTCTCATTATCACCACCATCGGGAGCGGTCACACCAACGCCACCCTCAACATAGGGAGCGAAGCGACCAGTTTTCCATTCGTAACCGACACGTCCTTGATGAACAGCTTTGCTGTAGTCTTCATCGGTGCCTTTAAATTCGTGTTTGGACCCAACACAGGGTCCTGCAAGGGCAGGTGTCGCCAGTGCAGAGGCTGCCAGTGCGGCAAGAGCGATTGCTTTCATTTGTTTGGAATTCCTTTTCTAAAAATAGATCAACGACTTTTGATCTGTATATAATATAGCAGAGGTTAACCTAGATGTAAACTAAGGTTAGGTTAACCTTTAAGTTAAGGTCAGCGGATGAACTTATCCATCCTCAACTTGATATAGTACATGCCGATAACCCAGCATGAAAAAAGGAACCCCTCGCCATAAGACATGGAGTTCCAAGCGTGTACAACGTCCATTATTTAAAAATCAATGAGTAATAAGTAGCGACAACTAAGAGAGTCAAGCAGACTCTCTCGTAGTTCCATCTCAATCTTCTGCTGCGAGGGAAGCAAAGTAAGACAGAGCATCATCATCAGAAGATGGGGTGATGTCTGCATCGTTGAACCCACCCGTGCTAGGAGTCACGGGAGCAGGATCTTCTTCAAACGATTCATCCACACGAGGAGCAGGAGCTGCAGTTCCAAGAACCATTGCCAAGCGGTTCTCAACTTCTTCGTAAGTCTTGAACTGATCAGCATTAGTGAATGCTTCAAGCGAGTATGCTTGCTGCCAGAGTGCTTCCATCTCATCATCGTCAGCACTCAGTGCTTGAGGTGCTGCGAATTCAGATGCATCGTAGTTCCAGTAACCACCGATGGTGCGGATCTTCAGTTTGAAGTTGGCACCTTCCCAGAAGTCAAAGACATTGACAGGAGTCTCGTCTTGGAACTCAGGTTGCATAGCAGCAAGGATCTTGTCGTGGATCTTCTTGCCGTACTTATAGAGAAATACTTTTCCTTCGTTGTCAGGATTAGCAGTGTCCTTGACAACATAGATGTTGCTGTAGTAAGAGAGTTTGCGCTTGCGTTGACGTGCAATCTCTTTGTCGGATTCTACTCCGCTGTTCCAGAGTTTGTTGTTGGCAGCACAGACAGGGCACTGGTCACCATTGGTGGTGAGGCAGTTGTCGATCAACCAACCACCAGGACCTTGGAAGGCGTGAGAATAAACCTTTGCCCAGGGGAGAGACTCGCCCTCAGGAGCAGGGAGGAAGCGGATCACAGCGTAACCATTGCCAGTCTTATCAAGTGCTGGTTTCCACAGGCGCTCATCAGCACCACCTTCCTTGGTGGATTTGGTGAGTTCCTTTTGAAGGAAGTCAAAGTTAGCTTGAGACTTGCGCTTCAGATCTGCAAAAGACATGTGAGATACCTCGGATTTGTTAGATATGGTTGTTTGACTCCCAACCACTTAGACATAATAACAGGGCACAGGGCGGGGAGTCAAGTCCCTGTGCCGCTTTCCTAACTGTCGCGACGCTTCGCTTCTTTCTTGAGTTCTCTTACCTTATAAAGTAGTTCATCGAACATCTCCAGGAGATTGTCCGTGGGTTCTGCACCCAGGAGGACAACACCATCCTTCATTGCTTCAATAAATTCTTTTGCCTCGGGATCATCCGACAGCGTGAGACGCATGTAAAATACTTTTTGTTTTTCGATAAGCGTCTCTAGAACATCAAAGTATTCTAGTTGCTTCTCAGTTGAGAGAACAGGGAATGTCATCATAGAACGCATACAGAACTGCTGTAGTTCTGCCATCTCTTGGATGTCTCCACGGACCATTTCCGATTGAAAGAAATTACTCATACTAGCATCAACTTAGCTCGACTTGTTTTTTTAATGAAGTTTAACTTCTGTGCATCATACTTAAGTTTTTCCTTAAGTGGTTTGCTAATCAGTTTAGAACATGATTCAATTTCAATCTCGTTCATTTCGCAGTAGTGAATGACTGCATCAATGTAATTCATGTCAGAATTATTTAACACTAGTTTTTCCACGTCCTGCGAGAATCTCGCAGCAGTCATAAAGTTATCCTCCAGATTTTTTGCCATATTTCTCTTGGTATTCGGTGATGTACTCTTGAAGTCTCAAGAAGTATTCCTTCTTGGGAGTCACTACTGAAACTTGAACATCACTATTCTCACAAGCAACGATTGTTACTAGCTTCTTCACTGAAATGCCATACAATTCTTGCAAGCAACATGCATAGGCAGTCTCTTGCACGTAGTAATCGTACAACCACGCTTCCTTTTTTTGTTCAGCAGACGTTTTGAAATCAATAATTGCGAGTTCTCCGTCATACTCTGCGATGCAGTCCACTCGTCCTGCAACCTTAAGAAAGTCAGAATATAACGCCGCTTCTTGTAGATATACTTTATTTATCTTGTTAAGAATATGCTTGCTGGAGTTAAACATAATCCAGGGAAGAGGCATGTCCTTATACTTCTTGGTATCCAACTCATTGTTGATGTAGTCTTCTACCAATTTGTGATAACGAGTACCTCTTCCAGCGGCGCGGGTTGAAGTTGCTTGTGCTTTCTCTTTACCAACTCTGTTACGCCAGCGAGCAAGACTTGCCTGCTTCTTAGAGTTGTTACTGATCACTGTTGTGATAGACGGATACTGATTCCCACTAGGAGTGAGATAGTATCTTTTCCCATCAATCATTTCAGCATTCATTTCAATGGGGTCTAACCCAACATGATCAAAGATGTGCATTAGAATCCCAAGTTTAGTTTAGCAATTAGATAGTTCTTGACCAGACCAGAACGAACGATGTCTTCAATACCATACTCAATCATGGCAAAGTCATCAGTCATACTAGAGACAATCTTTTGGAAGTCCAGGATGCCTGTCTTCTCATTGATCTTCTGTAGGTCAGACTGGTTAGAGTCACCACAGAACATGATCTTTGTATCTTGACCACAGCGAGTCATGATCGAATCAAGTTCGTGGAAGTTCAGGTTCTGACACTCATCGATGATAACGATAGAGTTGTCTAGTGTAGTACCACGGAGGAAAGATGTGGACCAAAATGATACAGTTTCCTGTGCCTTCAAGTTTTCGTACAGCATCTCGAATGCTGCATCATCGGGCATCTCGAACATAGATTGAACCATGTTCTTGTATGGAATCTGATACAGAGATGCTTTATCTTCATGGGTTCCAGGTAGGAAACCAATCTCTCTCGTAGCAACCAGTGAACGAACGATGTAAACTTTTTCGTATGGTGTATATTCATCTAGCACGTCTCTCAGTGCCAGGAAAAGAGCTACGAAAGTCTTACCTGTTCCTGCACAACCTGATGCATAAATGTTTTTGCCCTCACCATACTGCTCAAACATCAGTCGCTGATTGTCTGTCAGTGGTTCAATGTTCAGAAGGTAGTCAGAATTAATTGGTTTCTTTCTACGCATCTGTTTGGCAGTCATGCCATTGATATCAGGTTGATTGCGCTTTCTTGCTCTTGGCATATTAAATTACCACTCCACTTTTGATCCAGGCATCTTCGCCATTTTGTTCATGTGTTCAGACCATCCAGGATGAGTCTTGTTCATTTTGTTACGCCAGTCTCCGACTTCTCCAACACCAGCACAACCTTTTGACCAGTCTTTATCCCAGTCAGGATTCTTAAGTCTCCACTGATCATACTCTCGCATGGTCATGTGGAGTTCGTCTGTTTCTCCTGTTTTCTTATTTATTACGGGGTAGGTAGGCATTTATAGACTCCATGCTTCGGTGATTACTGGGAACTGCTCTGCAAAAATACGCTTGCATTCCAGAGCAATATCCATATGTTCTTTCTGCGTTCCGTTCGCAGATCGCAAATCTATATAGTGCATCCAACTGCGAAGGTTGCCTGTCATATAGAGACGAGTAGGCACAGCAAGAGGAAGAACAAAACGGGCGCACTCTTTAGCAACCCCTTGACGAAGAAGCTCGTTATAGAGATCAAGACTCTCGGTAAAATGTCTTGCAATCTGCCCTTGTAAAACAGACTTCGTTTCGGGGCTGATATCATCCACTGAGTTCTGTCTATTCTTGAGATCTTGAGATCGAAGATCTGGGATAGGAATCTCTTGAGAGAGAAGGTTTGTGTCTGCATAGCGTTGTGAAAACTCTTGGAAAGTAAAGCTACGATGACGGAGGATTTGAGCCGCGATGCCGCGTGTTGTATTAATTTCGAGAGTCATATGTGCTTGCTCGAACACCGACCAGTGTCCATGTTTGATGCAATATGACAGAAGCTTTGCGTAGTTAGGGTTCTCCTGATTATTGGGGTTGCTTACGCGGGCGATGTAAGCAATGTTCTTCTCAGCATCAGGAGTAACAGAAATCAGATTGATGTTCATTAACAGGGATCACACTCTTGGTTTTTATATGCTTTGCGAACTCTCTTAAGGTCTTTTAGTTCGTCTTTGATTTGTTGGTAGGCATCCTCAGGAGAGATTTTCCTGGCGAATTCCATGGCACAGATAACTTCAACTCTTGTGCCAAAATGTTTTAGTGCTTCTTCAAAGCAATTTAGTTCTTCGTACATCAGTCGGGGTCTCCATCGTCATCATATTGTTCTCCATATTTATATTTCTCATCAACAGAATGGTCTAGATACGATTGAGTGTCGGCATAAACCTCAGTCTTTAAGGACTCTACAAGCAGTTCAAGGTTCTTTACAATGAGTTTGAGTCTATCTTTCTCCATAGATCCTCAGAATAATATAAGCATTATAAAACAAAAAAGGGGGCATGTCAAGTGCCCCCTCGTATTTACTTGTGCAATAGCAGAAGTTCACCATAGATCATACCAATAAAAGCAACACAACCTAGGGACGTGAGTCCAACTACTTGTAGAGCTAACATGGCGATCACTTGTTATAAGTGTGACCACGATAGCAGAAAGTGCCATGCACTTCTTCACCACCCTGCTTACACTCGTAGCGAACGCCACGATAAGAGGTGTGAAGAACTTGTGCGTCGTGAAGGGCAGATGCTTTCTTGATCTGATTACGGATCATGTTTAGTGTGTTCATTTGTCGTTACCTGAATAGAATGGAAAGTTAACCTTCTCAGCTTGCGCTGGATCCGTTTTCCCGTTCCTTCAGTCGTTTGCGTCCCAATCACACTGAGGTGTTGCTTCCTTTAAGGTTTCAATAACCTCAGTTTGAATAATTTTACTCACATTATCATTTTCCTTGACACGACCGATCATATCGGCAGCATCTTGGCA